AACCACAAATCATTACGCATCTGCTGATAACGCTGCTCAAACATATTCTGAAACGCAGCAGCCTGAGGATCATCATTCACAAGAAACGACTTCACAAGCGCACCATAAACAATAATACTATGATGCCGCGCAGGAATCAAAAACGTATCACTAGTCGTAGTCGCAGCACTAGGAATGCGCGTATAATACAACCGATACACCGTCTGACCACGAGCAGCAGGATAAATAAACAAATCCTCACCAACAAAATAATACAACTCAGGATACGAATTATCATCATTCACACGATAATTCTTCTCAATCGTATCACCACGCTCAGGAATCATAACAACTTCATTTGTCGTATCAATAAACGACAACACACTATTCAAATTACTAATCTGAGGAGACACACTCGCATTATTCGTAATCTTCGTAGTACCATTAGGAACCGTAATCGTCGCCACAGTCTCCAAAAACGGCCAAGGCTCACGAGTAACAATATCAAAATACGCCTCATTAAGCAGCGTCAACTTCTGCGAATCCTCAAAATCATCAAAACCATACAAATCCATCTCATCATACATCTCATCAAGCGTCATCGTTACTCACCCCCTTAGGCAAACTCTTAACAATAGGCGACAAACCGTCTTGACGCATCATAAACTCAATCGCCTCAACACTCTCATCACGAGCCTGATCACCCTTATACTTCAAATCCTTACGATACTGCTCCTGAGAATCAATAATCTCCTTCCAAATCCGCTCCTTATGCTTCACAAGATGCCCCTCCTGCACCTTAGCAACCGCCTCAACCGGATCAGGAATACGATCACCAAAACCAAAAACAGGAACAGGCTCAGTCGGACTAGGCATACGCACAAACACACACCAATCACCCGTATCCTCATTCCGCGCAAACATCAAACGCTCATCATAAGCATTAACAGCGCGATCAACACGATACGCATCATAATTCATAGTATTAGGCAACCATAACCTCATTAGCAATCCCACTTCCTCAAAGCCTTATTAATACGACTATTAGGATCATTAGCAGTCTTAGCACTAGTAAGCCGCTTCTTCATCCCACTCATACGAGCACAAAAACTCTTACGACGCGCAGCAGCCTTAGGCGACTTCTTAGCCTGCTTCGCAGACACCGGAGGCTTAAGCGTACCACCCTTATACGAGCGGCGACCCTTAGCATTCAAACCGCCCTCAGGATTCTGTCCTTCCTTACGAGTCCAAGCCTCCGACATAACTCACCCACCCTTCTTTTTATACGTACTCCAAGCAATAGCATAAACTTTAGAATCCGGCCACGAAGGATGTTGTTCCTTCAATGCCTTAACAATCTTATCAACCCCAGCAGGCATATTAGTCCTCCTTAGTAGTTAGGGTGGAGGGCCGAAGCCCCCCACCCATCACTATTAGAAGCCAGGGTCGCTGGCCGCACCATCAACAGTGATACCAGTCAGCACAATCTGATTGTTGCGCCGCGTAGCACCAAGGTTCATGTAGCGAGCCATGATCGCCTCGAACTTATCGTGGCCCGTGACCTGACGCAGCGTCATACCATCAGCATCAAGGAAATGCCAATCCTGATCCGAGAACACCTTCATGGTGGCCTCATCCAGAATGTACATCTTCCCGTACGGAGCATCAATGTCCGCGATGATCGGCATCCCGTTATACGAGAGCGTCTTGAAACCAGCCGCGTAATTCAGCGACTCAGGATTCGTGTACTGCACCGCCTGATCCAGCAGGTCGTAGAACTCGCGCTGCACACCCAGCGACGTGATGACCGAAGTCGGCATCCCGCCAGCGATGCGAGCAAGGTTCAGGCCCTTCTGAATCGCCTCAAGGGTCAGAGCGCCCGAGACAGGAACGCGCTGGTTATCCCACCACGAATTAGCACTAGTCGGGGTAATACCACCCAGAGCCGTAGCCGAATCGGCCACAATGCGCTGAATACCATCAACCTCATCCGACAGCGAGTGCGTATTGCCCTCAGCCGGAGTCTTTGTCGTCACACCAGCCCGACGAATCTGATCGCCAGCAGCAAACGTCGCCCCAACACCAGTGGAGAACGTCACAGTGCCAGCAGAAAGATCAACAGCCGACACGGTATGCGTACCAGAAAGATCAGCAGTAGCCGAAGCATCATAAATCGTAGCCACAAAACCCGGATACAACTGACCCTTACGAATCACCTCAGCACCAACAACAGCAACAGTCGTAGAGTTAGCACCACCAGCAGCAACCTCAGCCACAACACCCGAACCATTACCATACACCTGACGCGCAAGATCCTTCTTCAGATCGTTGCGAATACCGTCCAACTCAGACTTAAGCGCCTGAAGGAAAGCACCCGTCTCATTCTTGGTCTTAGCCATCGACGGACCAGTGACCTCAACGCGACCATACAGGTACTTAAGGTCGTAAACGGCCTTATCGTAATCCTGACGGCCAGCCGCCGGCAGCGCCACGCCCTCAGCGCGAGCACCAATGCCACCAGAGCGACCATGATGCAGCGGAACATAAGCCCGCTTACCAACCAAATCCTCCGACCGCGACTCAAGACGCGACAGGAGAAGAACCTCATTATTCAACTGCTCAGCAACAGGCCCAAGGTAATACTCCTTGAGAATGTCGGAGAGCGTAGTAAGATTAGCAGACATCTACTAACACCTCCAAATTATTAGGAAATGTTACGAATAGCCTCCAAAGCCGCCTTATGAGCATCATCAAGCGACCCAAACGAACGACCCGGCGTACTAGACGGAGCCGACGGAGCCGGAGTGGCACCATGCGGCACAGTCTTAGCCTTAAGATAAGAAGACAACATACGCTGCTGAATCTGATGATACTGCTGCTGAGCAGCAATAAGATCACCATCAGTCGCATACGCAAGCGAATAAATCGCCTCAACATCATCATCAGTATAATCAGGATTACTCGTGCGAATAGTGTTCTCCATCGCCTCAAGTTCAGCCATCGTCTCCTGATGAGCCTGCATCTCCACCATTTCCTGACGGAACGCTCGCATCTCCTCCAACTCCTTAGCCAGAGTCGGCGGAAGACCATCGTAACTATCATTAACATCTGGAGCAGCAACTTCCGTCCTCTGTGCTACATCGGGTGTTCCCACATTCTGCCGGATAGACTCAGCCACCTCTAAAGCGAACTGAGGATCATTATCCAACTGCTGTAAGAATCCGATTGCCTGCAAAGCAACATCAGGATCCACTCCCGCCTCAGAGAACGACTCATACGAACGTCGTAACTCTGCAACCTCCTGAGTCTTGCGAGTATAATCAGCCTGCATAGACTTATACACTTGCTGCATATCCTCAGGAAGAACACTAGGATCAAAACCAGTAAAGGATTCAGCCTCAGGCTGATTGTCCTCTACAATCGGCTCTACCCCAGCGTCCGCCTCGCCACCCATCGGTAACTCGTCAGGCAACTCAGCCGAAAGCGCCTCCATGGCGCCTTCCATATCAATACCATCACTCATGGTACCCTCCATACTATACGACTCCGGCTTATTCCGGTTGGTCGCTATTTATTCACAACAACACTACTAGCCTCAATCTCAACAACCTCAGACGCACGATCCTCAGCCGCATTAACAAGACTATCAGCAAAACCACTCATCAACTCCTTCATCTCCTCCTTCGTAGGAAGAGTATGAACAGTCTCAGTACGCTTCGTAGCAAGACCCTGAGCAAGACGAATCTTATCATCCATAATACCCACAACCGTCGCAATAGCCGACAATTGCTTCACCTCAGCATCAGGAATCAACTCCTCCAACTTATCCATAGCCTGCTTACGCACCTTATTCGCATGATCAACAAACTCGTAAGCATTCTTACGAATCTCGCCATCAAGATGCTCAGGAGGACCATCCTTCTCCCACTGCTTAGCCCAATAAGCCACAGTAGCATGAGGAACACCCGTCACACGACTCGTCTCACGAATACGCTTATTACAAGCAATCCACTGAACATACGTCGCCGCACGAGCACCATCATCCCACTCAGTACGCTCATTCCTACTCACCACGCACCGCCCTCTTCATCTGCTCATTCTGAATATCCTGATCAGCCCTCGCCTGATCCGCCTGCAACTTCTGCAACAACTCCAACTGGAATTGATCCATCGCGCCACCCGTACCAGCCTCAGCATTCGGCTTATCCTTATTATCAATAACCACCGTATCAAGCGGCGGCTCAAGAAGCGTCTGCGGAGTAACATTCTTAACACCCGCATTCGTAAGGATCTCACTACCCGCCGTAGGACCAACCGCACCACGCAACTGAAGCGACACACGCGGCGGATCACCAGCAGGAGCAGCCTCAGCCTGAACAGACTGCATCGTCAACTCATAATGACGATAAAACTGCTTCTTAATCTCCATAGGAAGCGACTCAAACTCCTGCGACTTCATATAATTCGCATGAGTCTCCAAATGCGCCGCCTTATTCTCATAAGCCAACGGTTGCAACCCAGCCTCAACACTCTGCTGCAACAACATCGGATCAACCTCGCCACCCTCAAGCAAACTCATCATAAGTTGCTCCTGAGCCTGCATAGCCGCCTGCTCATTCACAACACCACCATCAATCAACTTATCATGCTCACGAAGCGCCTGCTCCTCATCAGCCTCAAACTGCATCTGCAACGACTTAAAATCAGCCATATCAAGATACTTATACGCCTTAGTCGGAGACAACAAACCCATCTGCAACAATTGCATCACACGAGCCTGCCTACCAGCACGAGTACGCGGAAGACCAGAACCAGCCTCAACCTTAACACTCACACCAGCAATCATATCCGCATCCTCAAACTTCTCAACCTTAGGCTTAGAACCAGAACCCATAATAATCATAGTACGCGGCTCCTGATAATACTGTTGAGCCAACTGCAACATAAGATTACCACAACGCTCCAACGACTTCTCCATCAACATAATCTGAGGAGCAAGCCTATCCGTAGCAGCCTCCTGCAACAAGTCAATAGCAACACCAGCCTCAACATTCGGAGGAACACTGCCCTCAACAATCTCATTAAGACCAAACACATCCTTAATACGATTACCAAGATCCTGCAAATGCTCAAACACATACGGCGGCAACGACGGAATCGGAATACTCTCCGGCACCTTACCAGCAACCGGATTATACTCAAAAATAGCCCCCGGCTCATCCGTAATACGCTGACGCAAAGAACCCACCGGAGCCAACATCTGCGGCTTCAACGTAAGATTCTTATACTCAATCATCTGCGACAA